GGTGGTCATTAACCTAAAAGAACCACCTAAAGTAGATATATCAACATTACCTCCAGAGGTATCCAACTGTAACCAGTTATTAACCCCTGCTGTAAAGTTAGTAATGCTAGATAGTTGGGCTATAGGGAATGTTGTTGTATTTGCACCGAACAGCACGCCACCCGTAGTGGTCGCTGCAATTCCGCCAATTTTAGCGACAGTAGGGTTAGGGTAGGTTCCTGACAAATCCCCGCCCGCCGCGCCTGAGGGAATACCCCCGGCTCCACCCCTAACCTGCTCTTGCGCAGCTACGTTTTGGGTAAATAGTGCTATTGAAACTGTAATAAGAGCTAAGGCTACAAAAATAGCAGCTAAACCGGAGAAAAAACGCCGTTTCACTATAGTTCTTGCCATGTGAATTGAATTGTCACATTTGCAGTGCAGGATGCCGTTCGTAGTGTAATGTTGTCCAAAACACCCGCAGGCAAACTAAATTTGGTAAGATCAATCGTCTTATCCGTCCCGGCTTGTACGGGATAAGAAGCTATAACGCTTCCAGTCCCAACGTTGCTTGATCGGTAGACATTAGCCACGCTAGTATTAAGGAATACATTGTTAGGATTAAGCGCAATAACCGTTCCAGCTGTGGTAGAAGCAACCGTGCCGCTCCGTTCCAAGCTAATCGTACAAGCTGCATCCGAGAATATGTAAGCCGAAATAAGCTTGATCGACTTATTGCGTGCTGCAACCCCTTGAACCGTAATAACTTCAGCTGAGCCAGATAAAGCTGTCGTTTTGGTATACGCGAAATACTGGTCAAAGGGGTTCTGTGATTGGGCCAGAGCTAAGCCCGCCAACAGCAGCCCAAGCAGGGTGCGTTTAATAGCCACCGCGTTTAGTCCCCATCTTCTTAGCGGTTCGTTTAAGCTTGTTACCAGGTTTAGCCATTTCGGCAGCTTCTTCAGCTGCGTTACTCTTATCTTTGCCTTTGGTGAAGGCCGCTTTGAGGGCGGCGCCGGGTTTATAGCTCATCGTCTTGGAACCTCCATGTTTGTGGTTTAGCTTCTTTCGAGTAATTCAAATAAGCCAGCCGCATCGGGGTACCATGAATAAATACGGAAGCCCCAACGATCATTGGATTGTGGTCAGCCACTTGAGTTTTATAAATAATGCCGGGCCATTCTTGGGATACTGTCATCCCTTCGGAGATAGCTTCTTTGTAAATAATGATTTCCCCAATTTTGGGGATTCGCGAAGCGGTCATTGCTGGACTCCTTGTCTGTTAAAAACCAGATTCATAATAGACTGTGCATCGGACGGGGTACTTGCATCCGTTTGCTGTTGTGGTAATTGCCCCGGAGCCGACGGCTGTTGCCCTTCGCCTCCGACAGGCCCAAGTTGAGCTTTAGCTTGAACGACCCGCCCGATTGCGGCAAGTTGTGCAAGTTCCTGAAACTGTTTAAGTACGGTTGAATTCTTGTAACCCAACCTATATGCCGCTTCACGAATAAGCCCCGGGGACATCGAGAGAATCTCATACTGTGTGAGAATCGCCAGAAACTCCATGAAAATCTTCTTATCCTGCGCTTGGTAAATCGGGCTGATCGAACTAACTGAAAGGTCTATATCATAGTCTTCTGTTTTGAAGATTCGAGAAGGAACCTTCTTCCACTGAAGTGCTTGTTTCATTTCGCCAAGTAAGCCTTCGGGTAACCGTGAAGAAACCCAGAACGAACCGGGGGCTTTACCAAGCGCTCGTAGAATGTTGCGAGATACAGAAGTTAGAAAGTTAGCTACACGAAGCGTTTGTTTGGAGTCTCGAATTTGTGCGCGGTTGTTGATGATCGCGGACTGTGTAGCCGTTTGCCGATCTGCAACTCCACGCTCTTCATCCGTTGAACCTGTAATTCGGTTCATATCGCCGTAGGAAATATTAAGCGAGGCTTGATTTGCTGTATCTAATCCAGCATCTTCAATTGGCACTGGCCGATCCTCAGCTTTCGGAACCTTAAAACAAGTTCCGTCCCCGCCAGCGATGAACTTATCAACTTCACCATCATCCATTGCATCCGGAATAGCGTATTTACGCGAGAACCGTTTGCGGTGAATTCGGTAGGTTTGGTGAATATCGTTAATTTCGTCTTGCGGACTAATCCAGTTGTATACGGGGGGAAGCGGATACCACCCCTTGCGGCGCTTGCCATAGCGGAGAACGCTAATCTTGGAGGCATCCAACTTCTCTTTAAGCAAAAGTTGATCGCCATCGCTACAATTATCAAAGCAGAACGTCAGCCGCTCCATGTTCTCGAAATCTTCGATAAACCAAACTTTAACACAACCCGCGGGGGCCACATTATCGTGATAGCCATCATCGAGAGGAATCTTGCCCGAACCCGTATCGCTATAACCCGTGTTGGCAAAATCGTTTTCATACGCTTCAGCCGCACCGAGGGTTACCACTAAGTTACGCGAATACTTTTTAAGATCATCCGCGGGAACCCACTCCCAATAGCCCCACCACTTACCCATTGACAAATCCCAGTTAGCGTTTGCGGCTACATAGAAAGTGTCAAACGGAATCTGTTTGCAGTAGAGATTGTTTAGTGGATTCTTGTCGGTAGCCGTTACATTAGGATTAGCAACCCGCTCGTCAGAATAGCCCGTCTCAATTACGCCAAAGCCAAAGAACGCATCAAGGACAGCCAATTCATGCTTATCGCTAAGCCCAAATTCGGCGCGGGATGAGATGAAGTTAAGTGCGTCTTCCTTAGTTTGCACTAATGGGATCGCCTCGTCTAAATTCATCTCCGTACCGTATGGCCTTGGGCGAAGCGTAAAGTTAGGGTTATCGAAAAGCATCGAAGGCAGCTTCTGCTCGATGGTGGAGTAGATAAGATTAACTACATACGGCTGAACAATCTCGCCGTTGTCGATAAAGGTTTGAAAGCCCTCATAATACTGATAAAGCATGTCAATCTTGAACCGATTCGACCAGCCCTGCTTAACTCGCTTTGCCGCACCGAGCTTTGAGAGCCATTCATTTATGAAAGTTACTTTAGTTGCTTGTTTTCGGCGATACGTTTCATCGTTCATCTTATTTCCCCATCAGACCAAAGGTGCCCCGAAGGGGCGGATTAGCGGCCATAGAAGTTAGTTCCAATTCGTCGATATGTATTCATTCGTCTCCTCTGCTGATGTGCAGCAAAACTAAACTGTGGGATTACTTTAGGTCGCTCGGGTAGTTCACTTGATTTTGGCATAACCGCATAATACCTAACTGGGTCATACGCATGGTCATCCGTATTTGGGTCTCTTTCATCCGAGTAGATATCCGTTCCATTTTCAGAACCAATCCGCTTGTGCTTTGCCGCTTGAGTTTCCATGATCGCCCTAGAACACCCGTGGGGATATTCGGCGTGAAGTTTGATAAACAGCAATTGTGGACTCGGGGACTCACCAGTTATCGGATGAACTATATCGTTATGCGGAGTAAGCATCTCGGCTACAGCAGAGCGGGTTGCCATTTCGTTGTTGTCCGCGGGGGACCAATTAACTCGCGGAGCATTAATCTTCTTATCCATGTACTCATCCGCCACCGTCCAGCGGCCACCGTATTTCTGAGAGTGCTTTCTAAATATGTCGGGGTCAGCGTAACTACCGTTGTACGTTTCATCGCCGCTCAAATCCGCAATCGCCTGACGGTGATACGAGATTAGTCGGTCCGGTTGGTAGTACTCACGATAGCAGACGTGAACCCCTTTAGATTTAATTCCATAGTTACGGTGTAACGCGGTTGGAGAAAGCCAAGCAAACCATAAACAGCAGGTTGGGGCTTTCTCGCCATGATCCATAGCTCGGTAACGAATACCGTCCCGTTTAATTACATCCAACAGTTTAGCTAGATCATCCTGTTTAATGTGGGTATGCCCCGTACCGGGGTCGGCTCGGGACAGAATTGAAAGTGGGTTAATGTAGTGAATCGCCCCGCCCGCTATTCCCCACTTTCCCCAGTAGAATCGATCAACCCAAGCCGGGTCTCGGCTGAGCATTTCGTCTTTCAGGGATTGAGCAATTGCAGGATTATCGTGGGTAGAGGCTGAAAAATATGCATGTGTTTTAGCATACTTTGCCGCTTCGGGTGAATCGGGGTGAAACCTACGGTATCCCCAATGTAGAAAGCTATCGGGGTTTACGAGAGCCATATTATAGCAGGGGGGCATTGGCCGACCTGTAAACTGGTTCTTTGGAAAATGATCTGGATTTAAGTGGGCAGGAATTTCTGCCCTATCCCAGCGCTCAATACGGGAATCAATTGTAATATAAACACCTTCCGAAACTTCTTCCATCTGATCGCCCAGATGGGAGTTATATTCACGACCGCGGAGTGTTTCTTCCGAGTAATCGTCAAGGTGAATCCATTCAATCTCGCTACCGTTAATTAAGCGGGTATAACCTTCGCGGTCATTACGCCGTCCACCATAAGACTCGTTGTAAAGTTCGGGCGGGCAGAGCTTAAAGAAAGTCGCCATTGTACTGGCCACTAAATCCTTCGCGCGATAGCGGGATATTGCTATCTTGTACTTGGGGAAAGTACTGAGGAGGGTTATTGCTTTCATCGACCCACCGTAAGACTTGCCATTGCCATAGCCACCGCTAAACAGCTGGTTACGTTTGGTGCAATAGTAGAATTCTTCTTGAGTTGGGTTTACAAAGGATAGCTGTATGTCTACAATGTCTTGCGGAACTTTAAGCGCCATTCGCTACTCGCTCCTGCTGAATAATGCCGCTTCAGCTTCCCGACGTTTAGTTAAACCGGGAAGGATCGTTCCGCCAGCTTTATTCCAACGCTTAAACTCAGCTACCGCAGTTGGATCACTACGTTGGAGTTTAGTTGACATTGTGGAGCGTTCAAATGCTCCCCAACCAACGTTGTATATAAAGCAGCAAAGAGCATCAAATTGATTTTGGTTTAAGTTGGGGAGTAGCGCAGCTAACCGAGCGGCAACGGGTTGTAGGTGAGCGTTAAGGAGTGAAATAGCTTGCAGTTCAGTTATTACTAATCCATCGGAAATTCCAGGTCCAGTTGTACCATACCCAACTGTCCAAATTCCTACCGGATCTTTATAAGCCGTAAGCCTAAGTCCCTCGAACTGCTGGATTAGCTTAATACAACTATCACTAGGTTTTAGCAAGATAGTTTCTCCAGTACGGACATAAGGCGTCCGGGACAACGGTCGATGCGGCGAAGGTGGTGAAGAAGGGATTAATTACCGCTCCCGACAAATCTGATACGTAATTACGGTAATAAGTAATGTCGTCCACGTTTAAGGTACTTTCGGTTTTTTCGGTGTTTTAGCGGGGGGAGTGCGAAGATGATTAACCACTGCAACCAAAGCTCCCGTAGCTGCCGCACTGCCAACTAACTCGGGGGATGCTCCAGTATTGAGGTGAACCGCTGCCGCACTAGCCGCCCCGCTTAATGCGGCAGTCCCTAACACGTTGAGGAAAGATTTCCAATTCATCTTAATTCTCCTTTTCGGGAAGTTCGAGAAGCTCCACAGTTGGGGTAACGAAACAGAAACGAAGTGAGTTAATATTGCAGTATTCTTTGCAAGCAGTGTAAGCTTCCTGAATGTTAACTACCGGACGGTTAGTCTGAAAGATCTTGATATGTACCGCATTCGCTTTTAGGTAATAAAGAGTAAAGAGGTTCTCAAATACTGGACTGATTTCCGTCAAGACCGTTGGTCCGATTGGGGCTTTACCCGGAGTGGGCTTTTGATTTTCCATAGGCACTTGTGCCCTTTCTAGCGGCTAAGCCGCCTCATTGAAGTTTGGGCAAAGCATCGCATTTACCCTTGCGTTGTCTCCGTTTATGTTAAGGTGGATAATTGGTGCCGCTCGCTGCTGTTCTTCAATCTGCATTAAACCGCTCATCTTCGCCAGATCCCCGAGTGCTTTGAGTTTGACCGATTTGTCATCCTCGCCACAATCGTCTAGCAGGTTTCGATATTCGGTTAATACAGTATCTACGCCAAGCCCGTTTCGTTCTAAGGCTCGTGCCGCATTCAGCCGCTCCGACTTACCCGAGGGGATTGGTGCGGCTTCGTTAAGTAGTTGTTTCGCAATGTTGTGTAGGCTCATCGTCGACTTCGCCGTCCTTTTTAATTTCTCGCGAGCGTAGCTCGTATTCCAATTCCCGCATCCTTAAATCACGAAGTGTTTTGTGAAGTGGGGAATCCATTATTCTCTGTTGGCCGTAGGTCGTGGCTTCGCCCGTCGGGGCCGCTTCGTAATTTGGGTTTCCCATTTTGCTTCCTCCAGCGCCTCGCGCCTAATCCTCCAACGCGGCAGCACTTACGTCTTTATTACAGTGCGGACACTTTAAGGTTTTAAGGGTTATACGCAGAATGTCTTTACGTACATAAGTGGCTTCGATCTCGTGAAAGGCGTCTCGTATTTTACCATTAATGGTCGCCTTAACTGAGAAGATAAACAAAGTCCCGAGGGGAATGGACAATGCGGCCATAGCCCCCACCAATTTCCAAACTAATTCCGTCTCATTCACAGGGCTGCGCCTTTCCTTTTGCTTTGCGTATCTAATTTAGCTTACCTTAGCAAACTTAACTAAACTCGCGAAGCTGCCGCACGAAGTGTTCGCGAAGCTGGGCCGGGTACTCCATTTAACTAGTAGAAGTCATTTTTCAATTCTCAAAAATTTTGAGAACCCAAAATCAACTTTACCTATTAAACCCGCGAAGCGTATTAAACCCGCGAAGCGTTAAACTCGCGAAGCGAACCGTACACTTTATTTTTATTTTTTATTTTTGGGTGAGTGGTGCTATGGACAAAGGCGGTCCATCCCGGCGTACCGGGGGTACTAGTACTTTAGTACAATTTGGGGGAATACCCGGTACTAGTACTATCATTAGCCATTAATTCGCTTTAATTATTAATTAATTGCATTTAATTATTATTTAATTATTAATTAATTGCATTTAATTAATTATTAATTGGTGTGCATTTAATCGGTAATTCGCTTTAATTCGATGCGCTTTAAGCATTGCACAATACGCAATACGCGTTGCGTAATAAACAACAGTGAAACATGATCTATCGTGAAACTTTCCGTACCGCACGAACGTCTAATCAGCAGGGACATATTCCCATAGGACAAACGAACATGACCATCTTCACAAACGAACCAAACTCTTCATTCCAGTCTCTCAGTGTCTATCGTGAGCCCGTCACCATCAAGGCAAACGATTTCCCGCAACCGGGCGATGACTGGCGCATGGTACACATTCAATACGGGGCGAATAATCTCACGCTATGCCTAACACGTCCGCTCGACATCTACAACTATGCCGATAAAATTCCCACCGAGTTCCCGTTTGCCGCATGGACGCCGCGCCACGATGAACTTGACGTGCTGCTATCAGGCGAATGGGAAGCGGTAGCCGATCAACTGTACGACTTCAAGCCACTCGTTACTGCCGATCAATGGGAAGCAATTAACGAACCGATTGAACCGAACTGTCCACACTG